GCCGTAACTTTTGTAGCGCCTGGTTCAAATGGTAATGTTCTTACTTCTAATGGATCGACTTGGACTTCTGCGGCAGGGGGAGCAACAGGAAGATTAATAGCTCAAACTGTTTATACAACAAGCGGGACTTATACAAAAGCTACAAATAATCCTTCGCATGTAATTGTTCATGTTCAAGCAGGCGGTGGGAATGGTGGTGCAACTACTCAAGCAGTTCAATCACAAAAAGCAGGCGGCGGCGGCGGGGGTGGTGGATATTCTATGAGAAGATTAACTGCCGCTCAAATAGGAGCTACTGAAACAATAACTGTTGGTGGAGCTGGGCAAAGTTCTAGTTTTGGAACACTATCTACTGCAACAGGTGGTGGTGGTGGTTCTTCTGCTAATTCATATAGTGCCGTTCCTGGTGCAGGTGGAGCAGGATCATCAGGCGATATAAATATATCAGGATCAGCTGGTTTTTTTAATTTTAGTTTAAATACTGCAACTTATGGTGGAGCTTCTTTTTTTGGCCCACTTGCTTCTACCACTACTGCAAATAATGCCGTCAGCACAAATACAAGTATAGCTGGCCCTAATGGTAATGGATATGGTGGTGGCGGTGGTGGTGCGGCTTCTAATGGAACGACAAATAATGCTGGAACAGGCACAGGTGCTAGTGGAGTTGTAATAGTTCAAGAATATTCTTAAAAAGGAAACATAAAAAATGAAAAAAGCATTAATATCAACAATTGAAACTAGAGAATCAGGTTACAGAGTAGCTCAAGTAGAAGATTTAAATAATATATTTGAAGTTGCTAATGATCTTTTTTGGGTGGATTGTGCTGATGATGTAATAGCAGATCAATTTTGGTATGATCCTAATACACAAAAAATTGAACCAATGCCAATATCAATACCAACTATTTTACAAAATAGAAAAAGAGCGCTTAATTTATTAGAAGAAACAGAATGGGCAATTGAACCTATATTTGCAGATTCTAATATTAGCAATCCATATTTAACAAATCAACAAGAATTTATTGATTATCAAAATATTGTTAAAGTATATGTAAATAATCCGCAAGAAGGAAATTTAGATTGGCCTACAATGCCCGAACCAATTTGGCAAAAAAAATAGTTAATGTTAATTAATTATGTTGTAAAAGGCCCATTAAATTATTTTATTATTGACAATTTTTATGAACCTGAAGAACTTAAAGTTATAAAACAAGAATTAAACGAACTTTTGCCATTTATAAAAAAACCAAAATATACAGGTGCGGCAAAAGGAAAAAAAAAGGGATTAGGATTATTTTTAGACGATCATTATATTAAAAATAGAAATGAATCTAATATCTTATATGCCAATAGAAAATTATTTGATACAAATTTTGTAAATGAATTAAAAAAATTTAATTGTTGGTATGACCATATTAGTTATTGCAATAGCGATACAACATTAATTAATTTTTATAAAGATAAAGATTATTATAAAAGTCATCATGATGCCAATCCTTTAACCGCAATTACATTTTTTTCCATAGGAACTTTTAAAGGTGGAAATTTTAAATTAACAGAATATGATGAAGAAATAGAATGTATTGAAAATAGAATGATTATTTTTGCAGGAAGTTTATTGCATGAAGCATTGCCTTTAGAAGTAGAAAAAGATAATTATAGAGTTTCAATGGTTCAATTTTGTAGTTATAAACCTTTTAAACATAAATATTAATTTTATAAAACAAGATAAGACCATCGCATTGCGTCAGAGAGATGCTTGCGTTATTTACCTAGTGAGGAAAACATGGCTATCTTTAATAAAAATACACTTCAACAAGTGTCGGGCTTTGATAATGAAATCATTGCTGGCGAACTTGTATATGATCAAAAAACCTTTTGGAATTTAACTTTTAGCAACGATGGAACGCCAGTTAATCTTACTGGAGTTACTATTAATGCTTCCATTATTCGCAGACAATTAAGCAATATTCGCGATAGTCGTTATGGCCTAACTTTTGACATAGCTGACTACACCCCACCGCCTTCACCTGTTTCATTAACTATATCTAATCGCGTTGATGCATTAGGCACATTTACTTTAGAAATAGATGAATCAACATGGTCAATTATTTCCTCTGATCCTCAATTAGATATTAATGCTGATCCTTGCGTTGGTTTTTCAGGTAGAATTAAAATTTCATTTCCAGCAGTAGGAGCAACACCCGCTCAAGATATGATTATCTTTTTATTATTTTTAGTAAGATCAGACGGGGTGGTAAACTAATATGGCTAATTATCAAATAGAAGTTGTTGATTCAAATAATTTAAAAGTTGAACTTTTAACTGCTGGGCAATCAGGCTATAGCGGTCTATCAGGTTATTCAGGATTTAGTGGAGCAGGCGGAAGTGGCTTTAGTGGAATTTCAGGGTATAGCGGCTATTCAGGTTTTAGTGGAAATAGCGGCATTAGCGGGTATAGTGGCAATAGTGGCTATTCAGGTGATAGTGGTATAAGCGGATATAGCGGCGATTCAGGCTATAGTGGTTATAGTGGCGATAGTGGTATTTCAGGATTTAGCGGTGATTCAGGAATTTCAGGATTTAGCGGCGATAGTGGCATAAGCGGTTTTTCAGGCATTTCAGGTTATAGCGGTTTTTCAGGCTATAGCGGACAACAAGGCACATCAATTAATATTATTGGAAGTGTTGCTAATCCTGCGGCTTTACCACCAAGCGCAAATATAAATGACGCATACATTGTTGATTCTAATGGTGATTTATATGTATGGGATGGATCATCTTGGATTAATGTAGGTCAAATTGTAGGGCCACCTGGCGCTAGTGGTATTTCAGGTTTTAGCGGATATAGTGGCGATTCAGGTATAAGTGGCTTTAGCGGTGATAGTGGCGCGTCAGGTATTTCAGGATATAGCGGTGAATCAGGTTGGTCAGGCGATAGTGGTATTTCAGGATATAGCGGTGATTCAGGTGCTAGTGGTGTTAGTGGTATTAGTGGCTATAGTGGCGATTCAGGTATAAGTGGTTATTCAGGTGATAGTGGCATAAGCGGTTACAGTGGCGATTCAGGTATTAGTGGATATAGTGGCGACAGTGGCATAAGCGGTTACAGTGGCGATTCAGGAATCAGTGGTTTTAGTGGCGATTCAGGAATTAGTGGATGGTCAGGTGAATCAGGATATAGNGGCTATAGCGGTGAAGGCACAAGTGGATATAGTGGNTATAGTGGTGAAAGCGGATATAGTGGTGAAAGCGGCTATTCAGGTGATAGCGGTATTAGTGGATTTAGTGGTGATAGTGGCATTAGTGGTTTTAGTGGTGATAGCGGCATTAGCGGATGGTCAGGTGATAGCGGTATATCAGGATGGTCAGGCGAATCAGGTATAAGCGGTTATAGTGGCTATAGCGGCGATTCAGGTATTTCAGGTTATTCAGGTATTGGATTATATTTTCAAGGAGTGTGGGATTACAATGCCGCATATATTATTAATGACATTGTTACTTATGCTGATGAAACTTATATTGCAATTTTAAATGTTGCGCCTTTTGGCCTTTCACCAAATATTAATCCTACTTCTTGGACTATATTTGTTTCACGAGGTATAAGCGGTTATTCAGGCTTTAGCGGTTATAGTGGCGATAGCGGTATGTCAGGCGATTCAGGATATAGCGGTATTAGCGGATATTCAGGCGATAGCGGTATTAGCGGTTTTAGCGGTGATAGTGGTATAAGCGGATATAGCGGCGATTCAGGTATATCAGGTTATAGTGGCTATAGCGGCTTTAGTGGCATTCCTGGATCATCATCCAGCTTTTTTGAATACCATGCAAACACAGGATCATTATCAGGTTATCCAGGCGATGGTGCTATTACTTGGGATAATGCAACTCAAATAAGTTCAACTATAGTTAATGTTTCACACCTTAATGAAAACAATGTTGATATAGATATTTATTTATCTTTATTACAACAAACTGAAGAATTTGTTATTCAAGATGCAAACTCAAGTGTTAATTCTCAAACATGGGTTATTAATGGAACGCCTGTTAATTACAATCCTGGCGGTGCAACTTCTTATTGGGCTTATCCTGTTGCTTTAGTTTCAAGTGCAGGCACAGGAACAACAAACTTTGCAAATAATCACAATTTAATATTTGCTCTTGTTAATGGTGTATCGGGCTATAGTGGTTATAGTGGAATATCAGGCTTTAGCGGTTTTAGTGGCATATCAGGCTATAGTGGCCATAGTGGTATTTCAGGTTTTAGCGGTGATAGTGGCATTAGTGGTTATTCAGGTGATAGTGGCATATCAGGCTTTTCAGGAATTAGTGGATATAGTGGATCAGGTGTTAGTGGATATAGTGGATCAGGCGTTAGTGGCTTTAGTGGTTATTCAGGAATATCAGGATATAGCGGCGATAGTGGCATAAGCGGTTTTTCAGGCATTTCAGGTTATAGCGGTTTTAGTGGAGCTAACGGAGCAAGTGGCTTTAGTGGATATTCAGGTAGTGGAATAAGTGGTTATTCAGGTAGCGGAGTTTCAGGTTTTTCAGGATATTCAGGCTATAGTGGAAGTGCGCCTAGCATTACAAGTAAGATGATTTATGATCAATTTACTTCTAGCGCGGCACAAACAACATTTACTACAACACAAACATATACATCAGGAAAAATACAAGTATTTTGTCAGGGGGTTCAAATGGTAAATGCAGTTGATGTTACAGTATCAAATGGAACAACAGTTGTATTTGTAACCGCGCCAGCGACATCAAGCAAGGTAGATTTAGTGTATCCAATTTAAAGGATTAACATGGACAAGACAATACAAGATGCTTTGGCATACTTTAAAAAGTATGATCCAAATCAATACAGATATTTACTAACAAACAATTATGAGCGGGCGGTTTTTCTAAAAGGTGATCCAGTTTACCCTAGAGAAGCCACTCGTTATCTTTGGGCTAACCGCAATCTATTAGGCAAGAATATTCTTGAGATAGGTTGTTCTACAGGTTACGGCTCACAATTTCTTCCAAATGATTCAAACTATATAGGTTTAGATTACGATCCTATTATTATTGGTGTCGCACGCGAACAGGAATGGGGCTTAAACGCATCTTTTACAAACGCTGATATTAACACCTATCCTTTAGCGCAATATGACACCATAATTGCTTTTGAATTTATTGAGCATATTGATAATGGCCTTGAAATGGCACAAAAACTTAAACAACATTGCAAACGCCTTTTATTAACTACTCCGCATAATGAGCCTGTAGGTTTTTGGGGCGAGCATCATAAGCTTCATGGCTTAAACGAATCACACTTTCCCGACTTTCAATATAACTATATTAACGAACATGGCTACATTTCGGAAACTTTACCCGAAATTAATGACAAAAATAAATTTAATCTTATGATTATGCGGTGGGATCGTGGATAAAGTTCTTTGCTCTGTAGCCACTCGTGGTCGTTATCAAACTACTTTACCTTTAACGCTTAACGCTATAATTAATCAGACAAAAAAGGTTGATAAACTTGTTATTTTTGATGACAATGATGAGCCACAAGATATGCGAAAAGAGTTGGTTTATAGTTACTTTTTTCAAATGCTTGATATTAAAGGCATTCAATGGGAATGGATTTATGCTCACAAAAAAGGTCAGCATCATATTCATCAAATGGCTAACACTATGGGTTTTGATTGGGTATGGCGCGTTGATGATGACGCAATACCCGAACCAAATGTCTTACAAACTTTATTTAATTATACAAGCAAAAAAGTAGGTGCAGTAGGTGGCGCAATATTAACGCCGCCATTACGATTTGAAAGCTTTAGGCCTACAGGCAAAATAGAAAATATAGATACAGAGCCTAATATTCAATGGTCATTTATTCATAAAGTAAAAGAAGTTGAGCATCTTCATTGTTCTTTTCTTTATCGAGCTGGGGTGCATGATTACAACACAGGGCTTTCAAGAGTAGCACATCGGGAAGAAACTTTATTTACTTATGGCTTATACCTAAAAGGGTATAAAATTCTTGCAGTTCCTAATGCAGTTAGTTGGCATCTTAAAAATCCTAATGGTGGTATCAGATCAGAAACAAATCAAAAACTATATGAGCAAGATGAATTAATATTTAGAAATACAATTGCTTATAAAGATAAAAAGATTGTGGTGCTTAACTGCGGCATGGGCGATCATATTGTATTTAGTCATGTAATGCCTGACATTACAAATGCGGAAGTATTTACTTGCTATCCTGACATAGTGCCTGGTCGTTCTATTGCTGAAGCTAAAGTTTTATTTGGTGATATAGAGCAATGGAATATTTATAGAAAAATGGCGCAATGGAAATGGACTGACAATTTAGAAAATGCTTATAGAAAAATGTATATATGATTATTATTAGTCCTTATTCTAAAGCTTTAAGAAGCGGTAAAACAAATGCAAAAAATTATCCTTATTGGAAGGAACTTATTAGACTAATTAAAGAACCAATAGTTCAAGTAGGAATAGAAGGTGAAGAACAATTAGTTGATGATTTTAGAAAAAACTTATCACTAAAAGAACTTGAAAGCCTTGTGAATGAATGCAAAACATGGATAAGTTGCGATTCTTTTTTTCAACATTTTGGTTGGGATAAGAAAAAATATGGTATAGTATTGTGGTCGGTTTCTGACCCTTTAATATTTGGACACCCTGAAAATATTAATCTTATAAAGGATCGAAACAATTTGGTTCAAAACCAATTCCTATGGTGGGAACAAACGGAACATGATGCTAACAAATTTGTCAGTCCTGAAATAGTGATAGAAAGTTTGAATGCAAGATTTCCATGATACCATTGACGATCATTTCGATTTTCTACAAAATAAAACAATCAAAGATATTGGCGCTGATTACTTCGATGGTAAAAATTATTTGGTTATTTTACTATCTGATGGCTCTGTTGCTTATATATCTNGCGGCAACAATGATGGTAGCCTTTATTTGGCTATTGAAAAGCATCTTATCAATTAGTAGAAAGAAATGAAAATGAATATGGAAGAACATACAAAGCATTTATTAGATACAGTTTCGGGAATTACTGCTCTTGGTGCAGTAATGAAATTTTTACCAGCAATAGCGGCTTTATTATCAATAGTTTGGTATTGCATTAGAATTTATGAGTGGGCGCGTTTAAAAATTAAAAAATAAAACAATGCCTTTAAAAGACAAAAGCAATCGATGTCAGTATTTAAGAGATTGGAAGGCAATCAATCGCGAAAAGAATTTATTTCAACAAGCGCAACACCGAGCAAAAACTAAAGGTATTGCGTTTGATATAGAAGTATCAGACATAGTTATCCCTAAAAT